CTTGTCAGTCAGTAGTTTAAAGGCTTGGTTGTCCATGGTTATCCCCTTTGTTTGATTGTATCAAAAGACCCATGCGAAAAGCAATAATTTCAAGATCATCTGTATCAATAAAAGGTGTACGCTCCCAATGTGAGCCATCCACTAAGGTGGATAAGATACCGCTGCCATCATGGTTAAATTCTATGGTGGTCATTATCTTCGCCTTACACTTGTAATTAAATAATCTCCACCAGCGCCGTTTTTAACGCTACCATTCCAATCGCTTTCATTCCAAAAACCTGACCAAAGAGCTAATAACATTACGGTGCTTGATACCCCTGTGCGTTAACATAAACTGCTGAACCTGTTGTAATACACGCCACATTTAACGCTGTGGCTGCAGTTGTTTTTAATGGCGTTGGGAATGTTACGCCCACGGCACTATTTAACAATGCCGATGTACCGACATAACCTCTCCAGATTATAGTGGCTCCATCCTTAACAACAACTTCCGTTGCTATTGTCGCTGAAGCATTTTGTATAGAAATACCTGTTAAATAGTTTCTTATACCAGCAGCGCCAGCAGCTATCAAAACAACGTCAGAAGTATTGGTGATGCCGCCAGAAGCCGCAGCGTAAGCCCAATCCAGATTAGGAATTGAATAAGGCTTGGTAATTTGAGCGCCAACCGTTGTTGTAACAAAGTCAGCTACATCACCAGTAGCAACAGCAGTATAGTTGGCCGTTAAGGCGCGTCCCGCAATCCTGACTGGGTTACCAGAAATTACAGCATCGTGCGCGGCAATGCCAGTAACGTTTGAAGCAGTCACCGTACCAGTAACCGCTGGCGTGTTAAGAACCTGCACGCCAAGCAAATAGTTTGCAGACTGCGGAGATACGTTATTAATGCTCGATTGTTGAATTACATATTCATCAATTGAAACAAATCCAACTGTCCAAGTCGTGGTAGTGGCTGGGTTTGTTGTGCCGTTTAGAGATCTAATTTGGAGGTATAGGGGAACGCCATCATCTGGAACGTTACGCACGCGCGAAGCCCGTTGTGACAATTCAACGGTAGTCGCAGACGCTGAAAGCTGGTCTAGAAACGCTGATTTACCGTCACTAATCCCTAGTGTACCGACATGGCCTGAAGCCGTGGTATTGATCGTTGCTGTGGTCTCACCGCTAGCCCAGCCGTTCCGTGAGTTGTCATAGCTTGCGTTGGTCGCTGTCGTTCCTGTGTAAATGATATGGTGGTAGTTCCAACCGAACACAGATAGCGTGCCAGAACCGCTCGCGGGCCAACCAGCCACCGTATATGTAACGTCATTTCCAGACACAGACGCAATAACCGCCCTCATTGGAACGCCCGCAGCTCCTGTGATAACCCCCAGATACATACCTTGCCCCACGTTTTGAGACGTGAAGGGGTTGCTTGGAATAGTCACAACAACAACGGTTGCACTAGAAATGGTATAAGCCAACCCATCTCCGATAACGTCAACCAACTCGATCACAAAGTTATTGTTAGCAATACGCTGCGAAAGGGTAGTCGAATAACGCAGGGTCATACTACCCTTGAAGTTAGCGATAGACCGCGCAACAGTTTCTGAGTTGGCTGTAGTACCAGATGTCATAACAAGGTTACCGCCAGTCTGATTTATTGCCTGACCAGTGCCCGTTTGCAGCAATGTAAATTCAGCCGTATCAATACCAGCCAAAACCTTGTCAAAGCCATACCGCGCGGTTCTTTGCGGGGCTTGGCGCATAGTAACCCCAAGAGTGTCTTGTGTCGGTAATGAAGCTGAAAGCGTTGGCAATTTTTCCAGAGCCAACTGTGCGGTAGCTTCCTGTGCTGCTAAAAAGTCTGCCATATCAACCCACCAAAGTTACGTGATACTCAAAGCCGTCGTCAAAGGCTTCTTCCATGCTCTTTGCAAAGGCAACGGCTGCATCGCCATCTTCGATCAGAATACCTTTTTCATTGCGCTTCAAAGCGTATGCAAGGTTGGTGTTTTCACGGTCGCCCGTCTCTTTGTTTATTTTAACAATCGCGTAAATCATTTCATTTCCCTTAGTTATAATAGATTGTTCCGACAACTTGATTGGCTGCAATGGCGGTGGCATCTAAATCAGCAGGAGCGCCAGTAATCGCGTATCCCATGCCTTGGGTAGAGCCGTATATTGACAGGCCAGACGTAGCAGCGTTAATGTCTAACGTCCCACCGGGTGGTATTCCGTGTACTGCAACGGGAGTGTCTGACCCAATCGTCGGTGTGGTTGATTTTGAAAAGAATTTCAAATAAGCCCACGTTGTTCCAGTATTACAGAGGTTAACATGATAGATGCTGTTCAAGAATGTGCTCAGTAAGACTACGTTAGTAGTGGCAAGAGAGATAACCCGCGCTTTACCGCCAGAGCTGTTATGACCCGCAGAACCAAACGCGCTGACAATGTTTTTCGTGTACCACAGGTTATTTGTAGACGGGCTTGAACCTTGCTTAACAAGGCTGGTAACCATGTTTTGACTACGCAAGCTGACTACTACGGTTTGGTTGCCACCCGCGACAATCCGAATAAACGGTAGGGTAATATCTGGGAACAGTATAGACCCAGCAGCAACGCTGCCCGTACTACCGACTTGCGAGTTTAATGTGCCGTTATTGGTGAAGCTCCATGGGATATTCGTCCAAACCTGACCATCCGAGCTTCCTTCAATTTCAGTAGAGCCGCCAGAATAAGCAATGGTCTGCGCTTGGATGAAATTGTAGTTAGATGTATCAACCATTGCTACAATGTCGTTAGCAAACGTACAAGTGAATGTAGCGCCTGTTCCTGAACCTGTAGTAGCCGACTGCGTTAGCGTTCCCGATGATACCGAATACCTGCCGATTTCCATCACCTTAACCGAGGTGATAACACCAGCAGTAACCCCAGTTACAACTACCGTTGCAGCCGTTGCGAATGTACCTCCTGTTAAGGTGATAATCTCACCAAATACATACCCAGAACCGCCAGATAAAACAGCGGCGTATTGCAGGCTAATCCTATTAGTAGCGCCTAGAGTTGCTGTGTACATATAGTTATCAGCTACCGAAACAACTTGACGATGTACGGTATCCGCACCCTCAACAAATGTAATCGTATCGATCTTATTGCCAGTACTATTGGGTGGTACTTGTGTATATGACATTATTCAACACCTACGATTTTGTTATTCGCGTCCCGAACGATTGTTCTAGGCGGTGGGTTCTGGATAGCTGCCACAACCGCCATATTGTTCTGCGCTTGCATTTCAGCGATGGCATTTAGGCTTTGTGTGAGCGTTTCCGAAAGCTGGTTCATCATGCCCTGAATTGGTGTGATTTCTGCAGCTTCATGCATATCTGGGTCACTCATAGCAACGTCTGGATGAACCTTGGATTTAGCATCAATGCGTGATTTTGTTAAATCAGCGTCAATCTTCTTGTTTTCAAGGCCGTATTTCATTTGAAGCTCTTGCTCTTTAAGAGACAGCTCGGCTTGTTTCAATTGCAATTCAGATTGTTTCAATTGGATTTCAGCACCCTTGAATTGCTCGTTCTGCTGCATCTCGGCTTGTTTAATCTGACCCTCTTGCTGCATTTTAGCACCTTCAATCTGCAATCTCTGCCCCTCAACCTGTGCTTTCGCGGCTTCTTGTGCTGCTGCTGGGTCTTGTTCTGGCTGTTTTGGTGCTTCTGCCTGTGCTTTGATTTCACGCAAAGCTACATCGAACGTAGTTTCCATTTCACGACCAATTTTGAAGCCCTTAATGCCAAACTTGAGCATTTCCATCAACAATGGCTGCAATGCGGGGTTTTGCACTTGTTCTGCTTGGGCAATAAACGAACCAGCAGCGGTTAAAAATTCTGTTCTTGCTGCTTTTTCTGCGTCTTGGTCTGCTTTAATCGTGCTATCGGTCTCAATCGTGATATTAAATTTACGCGCTGTATTGTTGCGAAGTAACTCAATGACTTCTTCCCATGTTGGCAATTCCATTTGAACTTTAAGCTCGTCTGGCATTGGGGCTGGTGGCTGTTGTGATTGCTGCGCCATGGCTTTATCTTGAGCCTGTTTGGCCTTGATCTGCTCTTTCTCTTGCGCCGTAAGTAGTTTAAAACCTGACAATTCCTTAATCGTCTCAAGGCTAAAATGCTCGGCAATAATCTCCGCTTTAATGCGGACTAGATCACGGCTAAACCTCGCAACGTCACCTTGCATTGCGCCGATACGAAGCCCTGCGTACTTACCTTTAAGCTCTTGCGCCCCAAGTGTTTCATTTGGGTTAGACGCGCCACGGATAATGTCGGAAATACCTGTAATCTCGTAAAGCTCTTGTTTTGTACGGTCACGAGCTGTATATAGGCCGATCAACACCTCGCCAATTTCTTTAATTGGCAGGAAGTCAATAACGCCTTTTAATCCGCCCTTATCACCGAATACCGCCCATTGCTCAACAGGGATAAGAATATTGTCTGTATTCTCACCCAGCAATCGCTGTAATGCAGGGGCAGAAGCGTCATATACACCCGCCACACGCAAGGCTTGGAGTAACAGCCCAATACGCCCCGTAAGATTATCAAGCTCTGCCGCTTGGTCTTGGTATTGGATGTAATCAGGGGTTGGGATTAGCTTGTCATTCGACAATGTGGCGTAAACTGGCTCTGGGCATGGAAAGAACTGGCATAGCTTCAATGGGTCTTGGCGCTCATCCAGCACTTCGGGGGTATTCTTGTTAATCCAATATACCTTACACGCTTCTTTATCCCAAATCTCGTAAACCATAGCGCGTTTGTAATCATCAGGTGTGTTGCTGTCTTTTTTACCAACATCCATTTGAACAGCTTGGCCTTTTTCTTCGCCAAAACGGGCAATCAACTGCTTACGGCTCATGGGAACCATACGCCACACCGCACGGACTTCTTGCCACGTCTTAGCCCATGTATGCCCGAAATCCTCAAAGTGAACATAATCTACGACTACATCCTCAACTTCTAATTCTTGTTCAGGCTCTTTGTAATCTTCATCTTGGTCGTCCGTAACCTGTGCGCCGTCTTCTTGTACGTCTTTTGAGCCGTCAATAACCTCTTTAAACTTAGGCTCATAGCGAACCCACGCCTGACCGCGCCCAGGCAATAGGCGGTCTAATACGACTTGCCGCATAACCTTGCCAAACAAATCATTATCAACATAGAAAGACACGCAACGTTCAAGAACCTGTGCAGCCGTTGTGCCTAGCTTGTCGTCAGTCTGAAACCTACGGTCTACGTTAGGTACGGGGTTTTTGTCATACAGGGCAGGGGCTAAGGTCTGGACGTTTGACCAAAGAATGTTAATTTTATTTGCTTGGGTCTGTCCGTCTGGGCGTTCGTCTTTGTAACGCTTGATGATCTTATTTGCGCGTTTATACCAAGTAGCTGAATCACGCTCATATTGCTCAATCTGGGCAATCCAAAATGCTACGGCGTTAGATTTTTCCTGCTCTATCATCAAATTCTACCCGTTGTACGTTGTTTTTTCGGTGGGGTGGCTAAGATCATCTGCAATTGCAATATAGCGGCCTTATTATTCTGAGTTTCAGTTTCTAACTCTTTTACAGTTTCTGTCAGTTTATTGATTGCGTCGATGTAATCTTGTTCAATCATAAATTGCCCCATAGAACGTATGTTTTGCCATTGCTTATAATACTCGTAAACCCAAGTGCGGCAAGTTTAGGCTCTGAAACGGGCAACGGATCAACCCGCTCAGTTAAAACTTTATGATAATCATCTGGTGATAACAGCGTGTAATCAACCCCAGCGGAATTAATCAATTTACGGTGTTCAACATTCATTGCTAAAGCGTTTATTGGGTTCTTTTTAATGCGCTTAACACCGCTATTAATAGCTTCAATCATTGACAAGTTTGCAGCGGTGCAAGCATCTAACCCCAATTGCTTAACCTCATCCGCAGAGGATTGAAGACCTTTGTTTTCCAAAGCCGCGTTAATCAGCTTTAACACGTAGGATAAATCCATCGAACTTACTGTCATATCCTATCATTCCCCCGACTTTGCGGATTAATCGGAAAAAACACCTCTTTTGCGGTTAAATCTTCAAAAAAGCGCGGTTTTTTCTTTTCGTCACTTATAATAGCAGATTTCCAGACTTGTGCAATGATTTCATACGCATCGCAGCTATGGGAATAACTGTCATGGTCTGGCTTGTCTAAATACCTTGCCCTTTGGTCGTCATACAAGAATTGATATTTACGCAATGCCCTAAACCCATCCTTGCACATCTTTGGGTCTATCCACGTTTTATCGAGCGACACCCGCGCCGCGTCAATCTGGTTTTGCTGGCTGGTTGCTGCGACAAGGCGCGTACTGAAACCCAATTCATGCATCTGGTCAATTGCCGACCTACCCCCCGCCTGTAACAGCTTATTCGCGGCATCGTGTGGCACAAAATGATTGCCGTACTTGTATGAAGCTCTATGCTCTAAACCCGCTATAGGGCTCCCCTTGTGCCATTTAAGCACCTTACCGCTGTCACCATACTGATCAACGATGATTTCATAGCCTAGCATCTGTTCGCAGTAATGCTTTAAACCCTCTCGGTTATTCTCATAATAATCAATCAAGCGGATTTCATTACCAGCAGACTGCCAAAACCAAATGGCGGTATCATCTGAATATCCTAAATCCCATGCCGTATTAACTGGCAGGGATGGGTCATAGATACTCTCCTTAACCCGTCCTGCGTTCTCCATATTGGAAATCCATTTGCCGTACACCGCGCCGTCTGCGTTAGTGTTAAACTTACCTTCCCAAATCCATTCATATCTCTGGGGGTTAGTCTTAAGGTCACGCAAGCGAACCTTTTCAAGGCTGGCTGGAAACCATGGGTTATCGTAGTAATTGACCTTGACGACCTTAAACGTCTCGTCTGCATCAGTCAGGAACATCTTGTGAATGGGGTCTTCCTCATCATCTGGATTCCAGCTTGCCCACAATTCACAGTCTGGGAAGTCACGCATAACGGTGGGGATGAGATAAGTTAATGATGACTGACTGACCTTCTGGGCTTCTTCTAACCATGTACGCCGTACACCGTGTAATCCCTTAACCTCTGCAATGTTTGATTTAAGGCCATAGAACAGAAACTCGTTACCGTTCTTGCAGCGGATAAATTCCGAACCAACCTCAAAGGCATCTTGTACGCCTAATATACCGATCTGGCTGGCTATAACACTAAATACACTATCTTTAAGTGACTTCTGCAGTTCTCGACCACAAAGGAAACGCCAAGGTCTATCGGATATAGCCATCATGTCAAGAATAGCCATGTTTGCAAAGCCTATGGTCTTAGCTGCACCTCGCCCACCATAAGCGCCACGATAATCAGCCTTACCGTCAAAGATAGTGCCGAACTTATGAGGTAGCCTTACATCAATCTGGCTTGACATGGGTTACTGTGAATGTGAATGAAGGGGCATCTGCTGGGTCTCCATTCTTATTGAGGGCTTGCATCTCTGTTGGCAGAACCTTACCAAGCAAGCTAATAAACGCTGTTGGCTGCTCTTTAGAAGCCCATACGAGATAGCCGATAACACCATCAGGGTGCGACTTCTCCGCAGCTTCTAAAATGCTTAGCTTAAGGCTTGTGGTCATCTTGTTAGGTGTACCAGCGACACGACCGCCTGTTTTTACGCCTTTTGCCATTAATCTACTTCAATCTACTTTTCATATATTAAAAAGAGTTGTTTGCAACGATATGTTGATCATACACCAAACTTAATAGGCTGTAAAATCATAATTAACGCCATATTGGGCGATTAAAATAAACCGTAGTAATCTCCCTACACGGAACCCACCTGCCATTAAAAACCTCATGCTCCTCATTCCAAGCCTTAACCCTGATACGGGGCTTGCTGCCTATCGATGGCAATTCAGACAATGGCGATTGTTTTCGCTGTTTATCTAGCCAGTTTTTATAATCCCTTACTGGGCAATAAGTTCTATCATCTACACCAAGCATACATCCCCCTCATTACTCCAAAACTCCACCAACCGCTTAACCCGCATTTCCTGCGCGGTCAGCAACTTTCTTTTCCTATACGCCACAACATGGCTGTCATGCACTAATCTTAATCTAGGCCGCATCTTTGGCACGACATTCCTAGGTTTCTTTCGTGTTAGGTAGCCCATCTGTTAACACCATCATTCTTGCATGATTTCATTTCCGCTAAAACCTCAAGCGCAATTTTAGGCATATCTGGAAATGTTAGCTGTAATATCATAAGCGTAACTTGATAAACCAAAGGCTCTGGCACACTCATCCTTTTAACCCTATACTTCTTCTTTGGTCGCCCTGTTTGGTTCTTGCGCTTGCCGCCCCTACTCATTCGGCCACCCCATAGCAACCAATGCCAAGATAATAGCCCCACCGATGATTGCGGACGGTATGCCGATGATGTAGTCAATTGCGCGGGTCATGATTTGGCCTCTCTACAGCAGCATGTGTCGTTATGCCCATCATTACAGCATGGATCTCCAAAATTAGGGCATTTGCACCCGCCGTTTTTTAAAATAGAAAAAAACTGCTCTACGATTCCTGCAATACCTTCGTTCAGTTCTCTAACTTCTTTTTGACGCTCGGTATCAACCTGTATAACGTTTTTTTCTTCTACCATGATTTACCCTCGGCTTTGGTTACCGCATTTTCAATGCACGGCTTTAATGCTGGAAACAAACGGTTAAAACTTTCCGCTTGTTTTTTATCAAGACAATGCAAAACACCCTTTAGCTGTTTCAAAAGCTCATCCCTCTGCTCTGTCAGGGTGTAATGGTTGTTTACGGCTTTTAGGATGAAAGCGGCGTTTTGCTGTCTTTCGTTTTCAGCTACACTCGGATAGTCGTCATAGATAATGCAACCACCAACGCCAGCAGTGAGCATTTCTCCTGCGCCAATCCTATAGGCGCGGCCTGATGAGGTCTTTACCATTTCGCAAAGCCAAGGCAATGGTGTATGCTTTACTTCATTCATGAATTATTTACCCCCTGCTTTGGCGATTGCATTTTTAACAGCTAACCACGCGCATTCATGTCGCTCAATGGCTTCAGGGTATTTAGATTGCGGTTTTGAATATTCGAGGGCTTCTAAAGCCAATTCCAGCGCCGCAACCAACGGGTCACGACTATTACAAGCATTGACAATGAATGCGGCTTTTTGTTCTGAAGCTTCGCCAGTATTGGGCATAATGATAATGCCAACATTTGTTTTAATGTGCGCTCGCTTGATGCTATAGACACCGCTGTTGTCAGGTGCGCAGTATTCCATCGGCGTGTGTTTCAATTGTGTCATTTCGTTATTCCTTCTTGTTAATCGTTCATAACCATACTCTATGCTTATTTGGCAGGAAAGCAAGTGGTTATTTTATCTTTTTTCATTTTTCTTTGAATACGCAATTCTATTACCCGCTCTGTCGGTATCTTGGCGATCTCTTTTGGTGAAAATGGGTTGTGCCATGCAAGCCTGTGCTTCATAATTACTTGATTTCCCTGAAATACGGCCCTGAATTGGTCTCCATTACAAAAGCTGGGCCTTGTTCCGAACCAACATTAACCCTCAATGTGTATCGGCTGGCATCCATTTCTAACCATCTTAGCTTTTCATATCCTTCAGGCGTTCTAATCATGTAAAGCTGTTCACATGCTTTTTTCAAACCACCTCCGCCAAACAAATTACCTTCTTTATTCATTTGGGCTAGGATGATAACCCAAATATTATTCCGCTTGGCGAAGTTAGCAATTTCCTGCGCCACATCGCGTAAATGCTTTTCTTCGGTCATTCTACCGTCAGCAGCGGACACAAGCTGCCAATAATCGAGAATGAATCCTTTAATTTTGTGCTGCATAACCGCCTTGCTACACTCTGCCAGAATTTCATTTAGCGAAAATCCCGGTGCATCTAGGTAAAACGTATTATTTCGCGGCTTGGCGTACACGATCTTTTTAGCTATTTCATCCCTGTTGTTTAAAAACGAAAGGCTATTCATACCAATGTCCCTGCCAATGTTTCTTTGCTCGATGTACTGACTGCCCATTTCAAGGGCAACATACATGTGTTTAACACCGTTTTTATCTAGGTTATGGCTAATTGTATGGGCTAGTGTTGTCTTACCTGATTTTTCCTGCCCACAAAGGCCGTAAACAAAGCTCTTATACAGCCCTCCACCCATTGCCATGTCCAGACTACTTAAATTTGTTTTATCGCACTCAGCGGGCATATTTAGCCCGTTTACAACAGTATTAAAAACCTCTTCACCTGTCTTAATGCTGGATTTTACTTTTTCATTGCTTTCTATTTTCAATAAACGCTCTTTAATGTCCATTAACGACATATTCTGTCTAATTCCTCCGAGTATCTGGAGAATGTTTCTTTTTTCCGATGCTTGGCTAATCGTCAGGGCATAATCTCTAATCGTTGACGGTAGGGATGAAATGCAAATATCTGGCAATTCCTGAAGGTGTTCGTAGTACTCGTCAGGGCAAATCGGAAAGAAGTCTGCCAGATTGAAGTTTTGCTTTTGCTGGTAAAACGCTTTCATGTTTTCGTAAATGAACCCGTAAAATTCATTTTGAAAATCTTCCTTGTCGATATCCACCTCCAAAATCCCAGATGGGTTATGAAGCAGGGCTGACAGTAGGTATTGTTCCATATTTTCCATTATGCAATCCCCATGATTTTTTTCTGCAATGCCAAGTTTTCATCGCTCGCTTGTTTTTTTCTGTCTTGTGTGGTCGATAGGTCTTTTTTAACCCAATCAGCCTTAAAGCTCTGCCATCCCCTTGTGCAACATTCTGACAATGCCTGTTCAAGTGTAAGACCTGCTTTTTCTGCTTGCTTGCAAATAGCATTCAAGGCGGTATTTGTTAACGGGGCTTTCTTGTGCTTCCTAAGATTTATGAAATCTTCCCAAACCTGATTAGACACTCCGTCAGGAGTGATTATTACTTCTTTTAGTTTATTAGTTTTATTTACTTCATTCTTATTTGTGTCGGGCGTGTGTCGGGGGTTTGACACCCCTTCGATCACCCGTGTGTCAGGGGTTTCTTTTTTTACCTGAAATTTATCGTAATTACAGATAGTTACGATTGTCGCCCGTGTGTCGGTGCGTGTGTCGATCATACCATGGTTTTTCAGTTTTTCCACCAGAGTGCGTGTCGCTCTCTCGCTAATGTTGAAACCTTTGCAGATAAATCTAATTGTCGTAACTAGCTGACCGCGCTTCAGGTCAAACAAGTTATCATTCATTCTTATGGTAGTATCTTTCCACACGGCGGTCTGAAACATCCAGTTCCAGATTGCGGCTTCTTGCAGGTTTCTGAACACGGGATGCTCCCATGATTGCCTATAGGCGAGTACATACCCACCTTCAGCATTATTTAAAGACGATTTCTTATACATTGTCACCCCAAGTGCGTTTCCCAAGATAGTGCCGTTAAAAAAGACGGGGCATTATCGCTTGGGTCGATAAGGTTCGGATTGCAATTCCTAGCCCCACAACTCACGTTAGGAAATTATTAAACAAATAGCAATAGGAAATATTTTTAAAATAGCTAATAATTGTTCTTGCATTGTGGTCAAGAGTTGGCTATAAATAACTGTGAACAACAAAAGGAAGTATCATGACTGAAAAGAAAGAAGCTAAAAAAGAGGTAGAGAAAAACTACTTCGAGGTGCTGAATAATATCAACGTAAAAGATAAGATTGAGAAAAAGAACAAACTCTCATATCTATCATGGGCGTATGCTTGGGGCGAGATTAAGAAAATTCACCCAGACGTATCATATACGGTTTATGAAACGCCAACGGGCTGCATTTACCACACAGACGGTAGAACATGCTGGGTTAAAACTGGCGTTAAAGTTAACGATATTGAACATATCGAATACTTGCCAGTTATGGACTTTTCAAACAAAGCCATTGGGCTTGACAAGATTACGTCATTTGACGTTAACAAAGCTATTCAGCGCAGCGTTACCAAGGCAATTTCACGCCACGGACTAGGCCTGTATATCTATGCTGGTGAAGACTTGCCAGAAGAAGAAAAAGAAGCTGGAAACGCCAAGAATGAAAGCGATAACGTAGCAGCCAAGGCATTGGGTGGGTCTATGATGTCCAGCGTTGACAGGCTGACACAAGAGCAAATGCGTAACAGCGCGTTAACTTTACTTAATGCCTGTGCCACACTTGAAAAACTTCAGGAGATTTGGCTGAAAAACAACAAAGCATGGAAAAAGCTAGATGCTGATCTGGTGGCTGAAATTGAAGAATGCAAAAACCACAACAAAGAAGAATTGGAGAAACAATAATGGCTAGCGTAAACAAAGTGACTATTCTCGGCAATGTCGGTAAAGACCCTGAAATTCGTTCATTCCCTAACGGCGGGAGAGTGGCAAGTTTTTCTGTAGCTACATCGGAAAGCTGGAAAGACAAAAACAGCGGAGAAAAAAAAGAGCGTACGGAGTGGCACAAAATCAGCGTATTAAATGACGCGCTTGTGGGCGTTGTCGAGAAATACGTCAAGAAAGGCTCTAAGGTTTATCTTGAGGGTCAATTAGAAACCCGTAAATGGCAAGACAAAGACGGAGTGGAAAAATACAGCACCGAGATTGTTTTGCGTCCTTTTGGTGGTGAGATTGTTTTGCTGGATAGCCGTAACAGCGATAACAATACCGTTCACGATGTTAAAGATCAGTCTGGTGACTTTGGCAACAACGATATTGACGATGGCTCTGACATACCCTTTTAAATGTTCCATAAAGTAAAAACCATCCGCGATCAAAAACATTTAATGTTTATTCGCACCCTGCCATGCGCTCGATGTGCTGCATACGGTACACAAGCTTGTCACATTAGGCGGCATGGTGGGGGTGGGATGGGGATGCGCCCAGCCGATGATAAAGTTTTGCCACTCTGTCATGAGTGCCACATAAACATACAGCATCGTATAGGGGAAGAACGGTTTTACAAAGACGTTTACAAAGCCCTAGAGCTTGCCAAGGCGTTGTATTTACTAAGTGGCGACACATACCACGGTCTTGCGCTCATAGCGAAGTTTAAACCAGAGGTGTTTGAATGTTCATTATAAAAACGAACGATGATAAAATGAGGGCGATTAATTACATTACTTCTATGTCGCTTTCACCTGTGCAGTTTATCGATATTGACGACTACGAGAAAAAACGCTCTAGCAATCAGAATAGATATTTCCACAAATGCGTTAAAATTATCGCAGATTATACGGGATACAGCGCGGAGGAAGTTAAGGACAAAATCGTTTTATCAATCTGGCAGCCAGAGGAGCGGGTTGTTGTGGTGAAAAAAGACGGTAAATCTGAAAACCACGTTCTAAGGAATAGACGTTCAACTGCAAAACTAAACACGAAAGAATTTAGCCTACTGGTAGACGCAATAATGGTAGTGGCACACAGCCTTAAATTAACAATGCCAAGCGTACATGATTATTTTGGAGGATAGATGTTAATATTACCATGGTTTGATGCGGCGTTAATGCCGAATAAGAAAAATGGAAGACATTGGGGCGCGACTTCAAAGATTAAGGCGAATTACAAAATGGCGTGTAAGTTGATAGCGGATAAGGGAGATAAGCCAAGCATTGTCGGTAAAATCCCATTAACGATATTGTTTGCGCCACCAGATAGACGCCCGAGGGATATAGATAACATGCTAGCAGCGATTAAGCCACTCATAGACGGTGTGGCAATATCTTGGGGGATAGATGATCGAATGTTTAGACCGATGCTGCTAGATGACCTACAACCCGTTAAAAACGGAGCAATTTTATTAACATGGAAACAGGAGAAGTAATATGGCTTGGAATGATATTGACGTAAAGTTTGAGGATTTGATTGGTAAAAGGTTTACAGCAATTGTTGTAAATAACGACAATGACGAAATTCATTTCACCTTAGAGGGTGGTAAACAATTAAAGATGTACCACTATCAGGATTGTTGCGAATCTGTAGTTATTGAAGATGTTTGCGGTGATTTGGCTGATATTATTGACAGTCCAATTTTACAAGCAGAGGAAGCAACGAGTGATCAGCGTCCTGAAGATTTAGCAAAGCCAGAATATGAAGATGATAGCCAAACTTGGACATTTTACAAATTTGCCACAATCAAAGGATCTGTAACTATTCGCTGGTGGGGATCAAGCAATGGATATTATTCAGAGAGTGTTGATTTTGTAGAAGTTAACAAGGACACCGAACAATGAAAGCTGAAGACAAAATGAACCTAAAACAAATCCGAACGACAAAGAACCAAACGCAACTAGCCACGGCGCAAGCCTTGGGGGTGTGTTTGAACACTTACAAGAACTGGGAGAGTGGCAAGATTGAATTGAAGGGCTACAAGCTGGCTGCGGTGGTACGGGTTTTGAATGGGATGAAGGTGCGGATATTAATACAAATACTTTAGAAGCCTTAGATGCTTTAAAACAGATTAAAAGCATTATTGATAATGACCCTAAAATTGATGGAGACACATATCACCGACTTTTTCAACTCACACATATGATTTATAAGGTTATTCCCTCGCTGCCATCAATTGATGCATTGTTGCCGTGCGAGATTAAAGTTGGGGCGGCGTGTTTTCAAAAAGGAGTTCCTGTCAGTATATTGCAAGGTGCAATTGATAGGCTTTACGAAAAGCATTTTGAAGCTTCAAGAATGGCATCTGTATATAAAGACTATTTTAGAGAGCCGCAAAATGATGAGGTAAAATCTGCCGTTAAATGGGCGAATAGGTTCATCAAGGATATTGGCACTTCTGGAGATACATCTTGTTTACAAACCCTAGTCCGTGCAGTCACAAACAAGGAAACTGAAAAATGACCACCCAAGACGCAATCAACCTGATAAAAGACCGCCCAAACTGCAAACATGCGCATGAAATCATTAACACGGCATATGCAGCATTTATCCTAAAATGCGAAGTCGCCAGTAAATCGCCGTTAAATTTAAAATATATCAAAGATTCTTCAAAATAGCTGTTGACGTATGGGCAATTGTTGGCTATTGTTATCTTGTGAACAACAAAGGAGATAAACAATGGACTTCCTCGAAACAATCACCCAGAAAACCGAAGCTGCAAAACAAGTTTCGGTAATTGCGCAAACGCTGCGGTACAACGAAAACATGGAGATTTTGACGGATGCTATTATTACATTGAAACAGGTTGTTGGTGACTATCTGCCACCGTTGCATGAGTGTGATGGAGATGGAGATGGGGATGATTACGAGACGCACATGCGTTGGGAGTGTAGACAAGGTAATTTTGTATAATGCCAAAAGTAACAATCGTAACAAAAGATAGGATTTTGAAAATGACAAGCAATAAAGAGCCAAAACCGAGAGTATTACACCCACAAATGAAAGTAGGTAGATACGTTCCAGATGTGGTTATTAAAGCCGCTGGTATCTTCCCGCAAGACGAACAAACCGTAAAATTCAAACAATCATGGGCGAAATCCCCTCTGGTAATCGAATCATTCTGGCGCAATTTCAAGATCGTTTGCGTGGCTGGTTTTCTCGGCTTTCTTGTGCTGCTCGGCTGGTTCGCCAAAGACACATACGATTACCTGAAAGACATTCAACACAAAGCGGCGTTGTGCCAAGAGATGAAATGCGATGACGTTGCGGCAATGGCTGAAAAGCTGGAATTGCCGATGGTGGTGAAATGATTGAACTACATAGACAGGGCAACACTCTTTACACACTAAAGCATGGCGGCCACAGAAAAGGTGAAGAGATTCTAATTAATGGCACAACAATTAATGTCACTGGAGATAATGCAGGCACGGTTTGCAATATTATCCTAAAGTCAGTTAAGAACCATGAGGCACTTTTGCAATGTTTAAAAAATATGGTCTCAACCGTTGCTAGCGATCAAGGCTATCAGTATTTAGAAGATGCCAAAGAAGCAATTGAAGGTGCTGAAAAAAACATCTAACAAATACCCCAGCATGTACGGCAACCCCTGCCGACAAGTAAACAATGCGCTCTTACATGCGGCGCGAGATTTTTAGGAGAGCAATTATGACGGAAACAAAGCAACCTGAATTTTATTCAGAAGAAAATACAGTATATTCTTTAAAGCATGGCGGGTATGAACATGGTGAAGAATACTTTGTTAACTCAACAACAATTCAAATTTCTGGCGATGATAAGGATGGCTACACGAAGCTAGTTTTAAACGCGATAAATCATCATAACTCTTTGGTGGCCGCATTAGAGAACTGCATTAAAGAACTTTCATGTTACATCGACAATTCAGAAAGTATAAAAGTTTATAACGATGCTAAAGCCGTCTTAGAAAACGCGACAAAATAACAACATGGTCTGGCGGCGTTGAAGGAAACGCATACAACTGGCACAGGCGAAAGCCCTTCATTGATCCGAAGTAAATCGGGGAGTGTAGCCGAAAGGCGAGAGAGACCAGTGATGTAGTTGATGATTGTGCAAGCTGGTATCAAGCCCAGCCCAGACCGCCAAATTAAGGAGAGATGAGATGACACAAGTCAACATGAAACAAGCCGTAGCAGGTTCAAAGGTGCATTTTAGATGCGGCGGGAGTGCGGTGGTTGATAGATTTGAGGTGTTTTGCAATAATACTAGGGTAATACTACATCGTGAAGATGATTTTATTATCGGTGTTTATGAGGCTGATGGAACATATATAAATGGTAAGGTTCACCCCTTCGACATCATCCGCATAGAGCCGCCGCAATTCAAGTGGGAAGATGTAAAAAATGGCCATGCGTTTAAAGACCGTGATTGGGGGCTTTGCTGGTATGTCGGAAAATCGCCTATTACAAACGATGAAATAATTCTTGAAGCTGAAAGCGGTTATGTCCTTACCGAAATAAAATCAGACCTAACCCGCGCCCCCGAACACGACAAGGTGCAGCCATGATAGCCACTATAATCATCACAATAATTGGAACTATAACAGCAATCGCGCTGGGTTTAATCCTTTTGCTTGGCAAGGCAGATCAGGAGGGGAGAGATGGGTAACATGAACGCAACAGAAAAACAAGCATGGCTTGACGGGCTTAAAGTTGGGGATGTGGTTTATTGTGATTATTACCGCGGTATTGGCTCACTTAGCTATTCATATAAAGCCGCACTTCCAATAACAAAAATAACACCAACCCAATTTGTTACGGGTGGTGTTGGCATTAAATTCAAGCGCATTGGTGGGAGCATTATAGGGGAATATCGTGGCGATGTTGAGCCATTAACCGATCAAATAAAACAACTTCTTTCAGCGGAAAAATTAGAAAGGCAATTGCGCCATTGGTTTGTGGAATTACACGCCTATAAATTAACCACCGAGCAATTAACCGCGATGAAAAAGGCTTATGAAGGAGTTGCGAAATGATGGATAAAAAAGAATATGAGCGTGTTTTAAAAGATATTGAGGAACGTAATTTTAACGCAATTGACGAAAGTTGCATGAGCGATCTTGATATGTTTTTATGCGCTAACCAAGGCGTTTTAAAATCAGCCCTCCGCGCCCAGATCGAAGCCGTTGCCGATGCAGTAACCACGCCAGTCGCGCCTGTATGGCAGACGATTGATAGTGCGCCGAAGGATGGGACTAGCATATTAGCTCTTGACCCTGATATGCACGGTAGGCCATTCACCGCACGATGGGCAAAGGCTTTTAGCCCAGATCATTACGTAGAAAGCCATTCTGGGTGGTATGCAGAAGGATATGATAAAAGGTGCAAACCAACCCATTGGCAACCGCTCCCCCAACCCCCGCAAGCAGAAGGATGATTGAAATGACGACAACCGAAAAGCTGTTGCCTTGCCCGTTTTGTGGTGGTGAAGCTGAATTAATGATTGAAGGAACACAGCCAGACGTATCATGCATAGAGTGTGGAATAAGTTATAGTGTTCAAATCTCTGACCACTTCACACATGACGAGCGTTACAATAATCCAGATTTTAAATGGATTGATGCGCCTGAATACAACTATGGCGTTGGCGGTATTAAACGAGCGAAAGAGGTTCTTACAGAATATTGGAACACCCGCGCCGACCTAACCCCCGTCAGCGCGGAGGACTTGCAGAAGGTGCGGGAGATTGTTGAGCGTTGCAAAGAATATACATACCAGATTGGTGGTGAAACAAATAACCAGAAATGCGAAAGAGAAGTAAAACGCATGTGCCGTGAACAGGCTGAAATTTGCAACAGCGCAATTTCAATCCTCGACCGAATTGCAAAGGCGGTGGGGTGATGGGAAAGAGTAGTAATAAAAATAAAAAACCATGTAAAAATCACGAAGTTTATATGTATTCTCCGATTGATAAGCCAAAATGCAACTGTCTACCATGTTGGTCTATGTGGAGAATATCAGAAACCCATAAACCAAATTACCCAAGGAAGTCAAAATGACCACCGAAACCCAGCGCAGCGCGCTAGATGCTTTTAACCGACTATTGGATAAATTCTTTTCCCTTGGGTATGACCCAACGGATGATATTGCTTTGATTGAAAAAGCCCTCACCACGCCAGCTGTTGCCCCGCATTTGCTTACACCACAGGCCATTGCTGGTGAAGTAGCAAGCATGTTGCAGCGTGATTACGGCTCTACCGTTGGGCATGATGCATCAATTAAAATTACCGATATTATTGGGGGTCATTC